AGGGGCGCGGTGCTCCTCCCAAACGGGAGAAAGAAAATGACTAATGAACAAATTATAGAAATTCATTTAAACAACAGCGATTTAAATATTAAAAATCTCGCTGCAATTCACAACTCAGATGTTTCTACTGTCGCAGGAATCCTAGCGCATTATTACTGCAACAAGCCTTGGGCTGAGTCTCTTAATTTAAACTTTGAAGCCTAAATCAACCGCCCCTTCGGGGGCAATCTTTCGGGAGAAAAGATCATGGAAATCAACAACTACACCCTCGAGCTCGAAGCTGACAACATTGTTAATCAAGCGCTTGTATCTCACAACGAATTCGGCGAAGACCCCGTACAAGTAATCCACGAAGTCTGCCTCGCCCACCAGTGGGCCACCTATTACGCCAAGGCGTTCCAACTGTGCTTGAATTGCGACACAGATGAGGGCGAGGATTACCTTGAGGAGACGGGCGATACTCACTTCACCAGCATCTCGGACCATGCGACCAAGGTAGCCTACGCCACACTGCTGCAAACCTCTATGAAAAAATATTTCCATTATTTTGATTAATTGTCATCTAAAGTGGTTGACACCCCTGATGGTTCTGCTAAGATGGGAACCATTGGAGGGGCGCGGTGCTCCTCCCAAACGGGAGAAACAAAATGATAATTCATAACACAAGCCAAGGTCATGTTATAGAAACTAACAATTCGTCCAGACCTTTTAGAATTTGTAAGAATGGGCGCACTTTATCATTCAAGACACTTGATGCAGCGATCAACGCTAAAGAGAAAAACATCAAAGCAATCCATGCAGACGTTAAAGCGCTGCGAGAATCAGGCGTAGATTGCTAAATAAAATCACTGCCCCTTCGGGGGCACTCTTGACGGAGAATTACCATGGATCCAGTAATCGCAGACCTTAACCGCTACCTCGACGAGTGCGAAGCTTCTATTGACGAACAGGAAGCAGCCGAGCTTGAGCTCTACCGCGATCGCCTAGACTGGGCAACTCGCGTACTGTCAAACGAAACATTGACCATAGCCGAGAAGGCGCGCCGAATTGTTGCCGGCATTGAAGAAGAAGTAGAAGAGGCCCTCAATGGAGCTTAGACCTCACCAGCAGAAGGGAATCGAGATGGTTCGCGATTCTCTTCGTACAGGCCACATGAGGCCACTTTTGGCGGCGCCTTGCTCTTACGGAAAAACGTACGTAGCCCTAACAATGATGCTTGCCTACGCTGAGACAGGTCGTCGGTCAGTGTTTTTCGCAGATAGAGTGAAGCTCGTGCAGCAAACGGCCGACACGCTGGACCGCATGGGCATTGATTACTCTGTCATGCAGGCAGACGATCCAAGGTGGGACCCGCGCAAGCTTATTCAAATTGCGTCAATTCAAACCGCAGTGAATCGCCCTAACTTTGATTTTCACTTTGCCGTAGTGGACGAGGCCCATACTGTCTACAAGGGGTTCAAGGAAAAATACCTAAATCGCTATGACGCTATCCCGTTTGTTGCGCTCTCAGCCACGCCATTCAGCAAGGGCTTGGGGCAGGTATGGGATGATCTATTAATCCCTATCACTAGCGAGGAGCTCACTGAGCTGGGTTACTTGGCGCCGATTGATTACTACGTCGGCAGCTCGGTAGACACTTCTGGGATTCGCACAAAGCGCTTGCCTACGGGTGGCACTGAGTTTAATCCTGATGACCTAGGTGCTGCGATGATAGAGGATGACCAGCTTAGCGGTGACATTGTGGAGAATTACCTTAAGCATTCACCTGACGGCTCAAAGCGCGCGATTGCATTCTGCCCTACCATTGACCATAGCAAAACACTGGTAGACAAGTTCAACGCGCACTCAAGCGGAATCAAGGCTCGTCACATTGATGGTTATACCGAAGAAGATCTGAGGCGGGCATTGTACGCAGATCATAAGGCAGGGCTCTTTTCGGTGCTCTCATGCAGTCGCTTGCTTGGAACCGGATACGATGCGCCCTACGTAGAAATGTTGATTGATTGCTACCCGTGCAAATCAAAAATTGATTTCGTGCAGCGCTGCGGAAGGGTGGCTAGGATATCTCCAGAAACTGGCAAAACACGCGCGATCTACCTTGATCACGCCGGCAACATTACACGCCACGGCCAGCTCCCCGATACAATTGTGCCCTATCAATTAGACGACGGGACCAAGCGTTACAACGAGGACCGGTTGATAGAGCAAGAAGAGCGCCAGCCAGTGCTCAGGCCGTGCCCAGTCTGCACAACTCAAATGAGCGGTAGACGGTGCAAGGCTTGCGGTTATGAGCTACCTGTAGACTCTGAGATCTACACTGACAACGAGATCCTTAAGAAGATCGAGCGCGAGAATATGCCCAAGCCTGAGCAGTTTTCAATAGACGACAAGTCTCGTTGGCTGTCAGAGCTCTACCACTACGCAAATCTCAAAGGCTTTAAGCAAGGCTGGGCTCACTACAAGTACCAAGAGAAGTTCGGAGTAGCGCCGGTTAGAGTTAATCTCACCAAGGTTGGCGGAATCTCTCTCGAAGTTAAGAACTGGATAACATCAAGGAACATTGCTAATGCACATCGACGAGCTCGCTAACCTTTGCGACAAGCCTCGCAAGAACTCCAAGGGCTGGACCGTATGCTGTCCGGTTCACGGTGAGACCAATCCCAGCATGGGAATCACTACTGGCCGCAAGGGTGACATCATTGCAAACTGCTTTGCCTGCGGCGCTAACGGGATGGACCTCGCTGACGCACTGGGAATAAACAAATCAGAGCTCTTCGCGCAACCTTTGCAAAAGGGGCAGGACAGGCACTGGCAACTGAACTCTACAACGGACTCAGATGACGGCTTTATCGTAATCCACGAGAGCGCCCTAAAGCGCGGCGAGAAGCCACGCTATGATGACATGGTAGAGTATAAGCAAGCAAAGGCTAGACGAGCTCAGAGATTCGCTCTGGGCCTACAACAGACAATAATCCCATGGGAGAAACTTTAATGGTTAATACAGAACATGACAGAGAGAAGGACAAGCTTCTGGTAAAGCTTGCTCAGGACAAGGCGGCTTACTTCGCCGCTGGCGGCAAGGTTACTAACTACCCTGCCCAGACCTTCGCCTCTAACCTGCATAGCGACTACAGCTCCAGAAACAAGAAGGTAAACCTGCGCTTCGGCGACGTGAAGAAAAAATATGAGTAGGCCACTGTACGAGAACGAAGCTACCAAGGCCCGAGAGATAGCTCTGGGCGAAATAGCCGAAAAGCGCTGGCAATGCGTATTGCAAAAGGTCTCAATCAAGTATCACGTAGACTGCTTGGCGATGAGAGACGATAACCCGATGGCGTGGGTAGAATTGCGCTGTCGGGACAATAATATGCTAAAATACCCTACGTTAATGATTTCTCTGGCTAAAGTGCAGGGATCGAAGCGGCTACAAGATGACACTGGCCTACCGGTGTTCCTCGTCGTTGAGTGGACAGACAAGATAGCGTTCACCAACTTAGCTCAATGCGATTTCACTTTGGGCTTCGGCGGCAGGAATCAAATGAGGGACTGGCAAGATCAAGAGCCGGTCTGCCATATATCATTGGACCAGTTTCAGGAGTTCAAGCAGTGAGTGACGACAAGACATTACACGGCGGCACCCGCGTTTTCACTAACGAAGAGATCAAGGAATGCTTTGACCTTGCGCCTTCACTTACCAAGCAGCAGCTAGCTGATTATTTTGGCTGTTGTTTCAATACGTTAAAGCGCGCAATGGAAAGACAGCCAGAATTTGGTGAAGCTTACAGGAAGGGCAAGGCTTTAGCGATTGCTCAGATGGCAGGCTCTCTTCAAATGAAGGGCATAGAGGGTGACGTGAACGCCGCTAAGTTCTGGCTCTCGCACCAAGCCGGCTGGACTGAGACCAAGCGAACAGAGGTCTCGGGCAGGGATGGCGATCCTATTGATATTGATATGCGCTGGACGATTGAGGTGGTGGAATGAGTGACCCTAAGTATTATGTTGGAGAGACAGGAACATTGCATCATGAGGATGGGTACGAGCTTCCTCAAGATGAGCCTATCATGATCTTTCGAGGGAAGGATATTGGTTCATTAGATGCTATCTGTGAGTATGTTGAAATGCTTATGGATCAGCCTCAAAACAAAACTATTGTTAGTCATTTGCAGTCATCTACTGAAAGGCTGCGGACTTTTTATCAATATCAGATAGATAATCCAGAGCTTCAAAGCGTGGGTTGTAGCCAGAAAGCGCATGAAGGCGTGAGTAGGTTTCTTATTAGAGCTAAAGACCTGTTGGCGGAGTTAGATCAATCATGAGTACAGGCCCGTGGGAAGGTGGCAAAGGCTCAAGGCCCCGCAAGTACAAGGTTCAGAAGTATTTAGACAACTACGACAGGATATTCGGCAATGCCTCTAAACAAGGGTTACAGCAAGAAGGCGATAAGCCAGAACATACGGACCGAGCGAGCAGCGGGCAAGCCACAGGATCAGGCAGTGGCGATAGCGATGAGCACAGCTGAGCGCGCCAAGAAGCAACGCAAAAAGAAGGCAACCTACGAATAATGCCTAAGATGCAGATTCCCAAGAAGCTCCAGCCTTTCCTTAAGCCTAAGCGCATAAAGGTCGCTCTGGGCGGTAGAGGAAGTGGGAAAAGCATGAGCATCGCTGACTTGTGCCTGATGGACGCAATGACCAAGGGAATCAAGACGCTTTGCTTTCGTGAGTTCCAGAACAGCATAGACGACTCGGTGCTTAGC